CGGATTTGGCGGCAATATACCAATATATTCCGCTTCTTTTGCCACAGCAGTGGGACAACAGGATTACGACCTTCAGTCAATCATAGAGGATACATCTACATCTGACTCCTCTAGCCCTTTCTATAATGTTGTCGGAAATAAAAAAGTGACAATCAGAAAAGTATTCTATAAGACACCACAAGCGATGTGGAGATTTTTTGGTTATTATGGTGGTCTGAATACAGTGGGGAATATGTCATATTATGGGCAGTACGCCGATGATTCGACATTCGAGGTAATTCCAGTTTGGCAAAATAAATCACAAGCAATGGCTTTTGAGGATGCTATTTACACAAGAACTTCTCATTTTTCTTATGAAATTAAAGATAATAAATTAAGAATATTCCCAGACACAACTAGAGTTTCTCCCACGACCATGTGGGTGGAATTTAGTGTACAGACTGAGGCTTTTGCTCATGGTGCAGATAAAGATGGGGTTCGTGGCATAAATAACATGAATACGCTGCCTTTTGAAAATATAGAGTATTTAAACATTAATTCAATCGGGAAGCAATGGATAAGAAGGTTTGCTCTTGCCGTGTGTAAAGAAATGTTAGGTAATGTTAGAAGTAAGTTTGCAACTTTGCCAATTCCGGGAAGCAATGTAACCCTTAATGGACCTGCCCTAGTTTCAGAGGGAAAGGCAGAGCAGATTGCTCTCAGGGATGAATTAAAGGCAGTCCTAGAAGAAATGACATATCCTAAACTAGCCGAAGAAACGGCAGGAGAGATAGAAAACACAATTAAGACAATGCAGGGGGTACCACTCCCCGTATTCGTGGGGTAGTTAACTCGTGGCTAAAAAAAATAAGTGGGAACAACCTAGTAATCCTCCACCTCCTCTTTTTACAGGAAAGAAGGAAAGGGATCTTGTTAAAAAGATCAATGACGAGGTTATTGAAAGAGTTATAGGGCAAACTGTTCTTTATTATCCTGTAAGTCTTGAGCACACTAATTTCCATTCTTTATATGGAGAGGCGATTAAAAAGACATTCTTACCTCCAGTTAGAGTGCATGCTTTGGTAGAATGGCAAGGAATTGCGTCCACGAACACTAATATAGGGATTGACAAAAGGTCATCTGTCAATGTGTTCTTCCACAAGAGAAGATTGATAGAAGATCAAGACCTATTCGCAAGAGAGGGAGATTTTATTCTTTATGGCTCTTTTTTGTATGAAATACTATCTTTGAACGAACCTAAACAAATTTTTGGTCAAGTTGATCACAAAATGGAAATAGTAGCGATGTGCAAAAGAGCAAGAAAGGGGGTTTTCGATGCCACATGATGACAAATACATGGATCTCCCACCAGAGAGAGCCTCCTCAGAATATCCTCAAAAAATAAAACAAATCTCTTTTTTGCCCTCAACTTTAGAGACAATAGATTACTCCATCTATGACTACATGCATGAAGATTTAAATTTTCATGTTACAACAAATAAGGGATTTGAGAAAGTACCTGTTATATGGGTTGCCTCTGAAAGGGCGTTTCAGATAAAGAACAAAAAAGAACTTAGGGATGATGAAGGCACGATAATATTGCCAATGATAACTATAGAAAGGACATCTGTAGTGAAAGATTTGACAACAAGGGGTGCTTACTACGGAGACCAGTTTATAAATAAAGACGAGAAAGGCGGAGGATTGGTCATAGGCAGGAGGATACAGCAAAAGAAAACCTCGGAGTTCAACAATGCTGATCAAAACAGGAAATACCCAACTTCAGACCCAGCAACAGGACCAAAATTTATACGCAGGTCAGATAATAGAAAAGTAGTTTATGAAACGATTTCAATACCACCGATAGTATATGTTGATGTTACTTATAAAATAGTTTTAAGGACAGAATATCAACAGCAAATGAACGAATTGGTACAAGTATTTGCTACCCGACCCGGAACAATCAACTCTCTTCTGTTTAAAAGAGACAATCATCGATATGAAGCATTTGTTCAAGGTAATTTTTCACAAGCTAACAACATAGCATCTATGGACGACGAGGAACGACGATTCGAAACTTCCATAGACATTAAAGTCCTTGGGTACTTAATAGGCGAAGGGAGTAATGATGACAGACCTAAGTTTTCTGTGCGAGAAAATGCAGTCGAGGTAAAAATTCCAAGAGAAAGGACGGTTTTTGGAGATATACCGGAATACGGTGGGGATGGCAAGCTGCGTGGCAAAAATCCGTATTCTTCGGATAGAACTGGATATATTGAATAATTTTGTCCTTTCTAGTTGCTCCTTACTATTTATTAAAGAAAAAATGTTTTTATTCCAAGCGAATATAGAAGGAGACTCCAAGCAATGTCAGCAAAGAATTTTAAGTTTGTTTCCCCCGGCGTTTTTATCAAGGAAATTGATAATTCGCAGCTGCCGAAAACAGCGCCTCCAGTCGGACCAGTAGTCATTGGTCGCTTTAGAAGAGGACCAGCTTTTCTACCAACAAGGGTAGAATCTTTGTCAGAGCTAATCGAAATCTTCGGTGAGCCTGTAAGAGGAGACATAGCGTCTGATGTTTGGAGAGGTGGCATCCCAACAGCTCCAACCTACGGCGCTTATGCAGCCGCAGCATGGTTAAAAAACGGCGCACCATTAACAGTTGTAAGAATATTGGGAGATCAAGATCCTCAAGCATCTTACTCATCAGCCGCCCCAGACTCCACCGCTGGATGGGCAATGGGGACTACGCCTTCGAATAGTGAAGACTCAGGTGGGGCGTATGGTCTTTTCTTGATAAATTCCTCCTCCTACGCTGCGGGAGCAACAGGTTCCGCTGACGGAGTTTTGGCTGCATCATGGTACTTAAAGCAGGGAGGAATTATTCTTTCTGGCACGATTGCGGGGGCAGCCACCGATGTTGTATCCGGATCCGGAGTGCTGATAGAATCAACAACCGCCAGCTCCCCCGCAGGAGCAAAATTCACCGCGTTGATGTACAAGGAAGGCGCGGTCGGTCTCGGAACCCCAGACGAGGTTTTTACTTTTAATTTTGATAAAGATTCAAAATATTTTGCCAGAAAAGTTTTTAATACAAACCCAACAACAACAAATTCGTCTCTTATTTCGAGCAACGCATCTACAAAAAATTACTTTTTGGGAGAAACCTTTGAAACAGCAGTGAGAAGCACTTTGTCTGGGACAAAGTGTTATGGTGTTATATTGCCGTTGGGGGATAGCGCCGGCGCAAAAGCAGGGCAAAAGTTTAAAAAAGCAGCGAATGCAGCACAAACTGGCTGGTTTATCGCACAAGACATGAGAACGACTGAAGGTATAGAGCCTGAGACTGGTGGAACTCAAAATCAATTAACCCCTACATATAATCCGGAAAACACAGCGATTTGCGCTCGATTGTTCAAATTCTATACTCTAAGTGCAGGACAAGAAGAACAGCGTTCTTTCAAAATATCTATTGAAAATGTTAACTATTCCAAGAGAACAGATGTTAATGCATACGGAAGTTTTTCTGTTGTAATTAGATCACTATTTGATAGCGACAATGCTCCTAAGATCATTGAGAGATATGACAATTGTAATTTAAATCCAAATTCATCAAATTATGTCGCCCGAAAAATCGGAGATCAGTATTATGAGTGGGACAATTCAAAGAAAAGATTAATCGAGTATGGTACTTATCGTAACAACTCCAGAATTGTAAGAATTCAAATGGCTTCCGAGGTTGACTTGGGGCAAGCAAATTCAGAATTGTTGCCGTTTGGTGCTCAGGGACCAGTTAAGAGAGAATCGTTCAGACTCAAATTTAACTCAGGCTCCGCTGGGGTCTCCGCAGCAGCTACCGTTTTTGCTACCGCGTCATTTCAGTCTCATACATCTTCTTGGGGAGATATAGATATTGATCTTGCGAAACTAAATGTTAGAAGATCGCCATCCGACTCCTACAAGTGGTTTGATCAAGCAGCAGGGGCTGCCCCTAATGATGCTGTTGTCTGGGGTGGAGGACTTATTGGCGCTAATGCTGCTACAGTTGTGATTGCTGCATCTAACGCACCCACTAACGGCAATCAGATCACTATTCGAACAACGGATGGATCATCGCAACAGTTTACCTGCACCAACACCACTACCGATGCCACCCAATTTGGTCGCGACGGCAGCAAGGATGGCATAGATAATTTAAAGACAGCTATTGAAGCTAGCTCTATTGCGAGCAAAGTGACGGTAAGTAGTGTTTCGACAGCGCCATTTACCATAACAATCACGCAAAATGTTGCTGGGGTATTTGGTAACACAACAGTTACATCTAATTGTACAGACTGGACTGTTGCAGGAGGTTCAGCTGCTGCTGATGGAGACTTCGCAGGGGGTACCGACCTCAACCCAGCGCCCGGTCAAGGAACATGGCAAGCAACAGTTAAGTTCCCGGATGTCTTTGTTAGGGACGCTGCAAGTGATGGCAATCTGAGTGATCCAACCTTGGCTTACTTCGGATTTAGCACTACTAGTGGATCCACAAGTACTTCGTTTGAACAAAGTAACTTGGACCTATTAAGGGCGATGCCATCTGATTACGATAATTTTTCCACGAACGAGTACACAAAAAGAATGTTTGTGTTTTCATTGGATGATCTTTCGTCATCGGCAGGAGGAGCGTATTCATATGTATCTGGATCCAGAGCATCAGGTCTTTCCCATACAGCCAGAAATGGATCATATAGAGACATTATTGATGCAGGATATGACAGGTTCACTGTTCCGCTTTTCGGAGGCTTCGATGGACTCGATGTTCAAGAGGCGGAACCTTTTAATAATGAAAGGGCTCTTAGGGCAGACGCTACAGCGGAAACATACGCTATGTACTATTCCGTTAAAAAAGCTATTGATATCCTAGCAGATCCAGAATTTGTAGAAATGAATTTAGTAGCTTCTCCGGGCATCACAAATGAGACTTTAACTCAACATCTCGTTAACACTTGCGAAGATCGCGGAGATGCTCTAGCTATTATCGACCCCAAAGGTGGATATAAGGCAGCGTCTGAGCAAGCAGGCACCGAGGCTAGTAGAATTTCAACAAATCATGTTAATGAGGTTGTAACAAACATGCAACAACGAGGAATGAATTCAAGCTATGGATGTACTTACTATCCATGGGTGAGAATCAACGATGATATCGGTGGCGGCTCACTGTGGGTACCTCCATCTGTAGCAGCTATCGGGACAATGGCATATTCAGAACAGCAAAAAGCTGTTTGGTTCGCACCAGCTGGCTTTAGCAGGGGAGGCTTAAGTCGCGGCGCGGCTGGTTTCCCAGTAACGAATGTTAGATCGAAGCTTACATCTGCCGAGAGAGATGAACTTTATGATGTCAATATCAACCCAATTGCTTCTTTCCCAAGTGAGGGTATAGTAGTGTTTGGTCAAAAGACGCTTCAAGTTACGCCATCCGCCTTGGACAGAATTAATGTTCGAAGATTGATGATCTTTGTGAAAAAACAAGTTTCAAGAATTGCGGCGAACCTGTTGTTTGAACAGAATGTTGATGCTACTTGGGACAGATTCAAAGCTCAAGTCGATCCATTCTTAAGCAATATTAAGACAGCATTCGGATTATCAGAATTTAAAGTGGTCCTTGATGAATCGACAACAACACCAGAATTGGTAGACAGAAACATCATGTATGCTAAGATTTTCTTAAAACCAGCAAGAGCAATCGAATACATTGCAATTGATTTTAACATTACAAACACTGGTGCAAGTTTCGACGACTAAAAAAACAAAACAAATACTATTTATAGTATAAGAATGAAATAATCATATAAGGGGAAACTAAAAAATGCCTATTTATGGAGACAGCCTAAATACAGATAGCTTCTGGTCAAATCCGACGAGTGAGCCAAAAAGAAAATATAGATTTACTTTTAATATCGCAGGACTCCCAGTTTGGACAATCACAAAGGTTAACAGACCAAGTTTCAAAATGACTGAAACTTCACATGTTTTTTATAATCACAAATTCAATTATCCGGGAAGATTAGAGTGGGATCCACTTACCTTTACAACTGTAGACCCCATCAGTCCTGATGCGACAGGTATATTGATGAAAATGGTTTATGCTTCTGGATATGAATTCCCTGACAAACAATTTGGCGGAACTGCGTATTCCTTTAATTCACTAAATAAGGTAGATTCTATTGACGCTCTTAACCCTGTAACAATCAACGCTTTTGATGCCGAAGGTGTCAATGTCGAAAAGTGGACTCTCAAAAACGCTTACATCTCAGCAGTTAACATGGGAGAATTTGCATATGATAATAATGAAATGCTAACAATGGATGTAACATTGACATATGATTGGGCAACCATTGAGAAGATGGGCGACAGAGCAACATTCCAAACTAGCTTAGATAAGCCAGAAATTCCAAACTCAGTAATTGAGCCTTAATAATTCTTTAATATTTTTTAAACTGTGTTATACTTATTTTAACATCACTTTTTAAAAGAGGTAAGAATGTCCGAAAGAAATAATTTAGATCGAATGGCTAGTCCAAGCCCAGATCCAACACAGGGCACTGTTCCACAGGTCCAACCCCCTCCCCCACAACAGGCACAGGGACTTCAATTCACTGTACCTACAGAATTTGTAGACTTGCCATCAAAAGGCAAGTATTACCCAGAGGGTCATCCCCTAAAAGACAAGACTTCAATTGAAATAAAATTTATGACGGCTAAGGAAGAGGATGTACTCGCTTCTACAGTATTGATCAAAAAAGGTATAGTTTTCGACAGGCTATTGCAGTCAATTCTTGTTGACAGGATCGACCCAAACGATCTTTTAATAGGAGATAAGAATGCTATTCTTGTGGCTACTCGAATAAATGGGTATGGGCATGAATACCAAACAGAGGTTAAGTGTCCTGCGTGTTCTAATACTTCAAAATTTTCTTTTGATTTGTCCGACTTGAAAACAAGAGTGACTTCTAATGAAGACTATAAGCAAGACATGGGTGTCGTTGAAACTGAAAGGGGAACATTCAAAATTCACCTGAAAAGGATAGATAAAACTGTAGAAGTTAAGCCAATGACTGGGCACGATGAGAAGCGCCTGACTTATATGATAAATGCGAAATCAAAAAATAACATGGAAGAATCATTGGTTACAGATACATTAAAGTCTTATGTTGTCTCCGTAGATGGAGAAACCAGCAGAAATACCATAAACTCCTTCATCGATTCCCTTCCAGCAAGAGAATCTAGAACTCTTAGAACTGCTTATAAGCATGTTGTGCCAAGGGTCGAAATTTTAAGCCACTACTCCTGCGCTAGCTGCGCTCACGAACAGGAATTGGAGGTACCGCTTAACACTGACTTTTTTTGGCCTAACGAATGAATATATAGAGAGCGTTTATGAAGAGATTTTCAATTTAAAAATGCACGGCAACTGGTCTTTTCAGGAGGTTTATAGCCTTCCAATAACTATAAGAAGATGGTTTTTGAAAAGAACTGTTAAGTATTATAAAGATAAAGCCGACGCAGAAAAGAAAGCCCTAAAAAACATTTAAACACTTTGTGAAGACCAAGAACAGTAGTTTTTGGTCTTGTTTTTTATAATAAACAACTATTTACAGAAAGGAGACCCTCATTATGAAACCCGTTAGTGAAGAGAAAATACAAAATCAACAAATTAATTTTTCGTCTACGATAAATGAGCAATATTTAAAGAATTTTGCACACAAAGTAGAAGAGATATTAAAGTCCATGATTACCGGAAGACACGCCCCGGTATCTGTAAGTGGAGAAAAAGAAAAAGTGGAGGCTTTTGCAAAAGCTTTGGGCAATGAAGAGAGATACATAAAGGCTCTCCAAGATTCCAGCCCCACAGAACCTCAAACAATGGAACTTAGGCACCAGTTGGAGTCTGCAATCGCAGGCTTTGAAAAGGCAACGGGAATTAAGTGGCCAATAAGGTAAAGTAAGACATGGCAGAAGAATTCGACCCATCAAAAATCGAAGAAGTTACCGAAGCTTTGAAAGAATACAAAAAGGTTGTCCAAGACACTCTTGAGCTAGAGGGAGATAGAAAGAAAGAACAGCGTGAGTTTTATGATTCTCTGTTGGAACAACTCATCGAAAATCGCACCAAACTTCAAGATGAGATAAACGCTACAAATAATCTCATCGCGCAAGACCTCCAAGCCCTCCGAGATGCAGAGAGCAAAGGCAGGGACTTACGAGCCGAACAGATGAGAGAAAATCTAAGTATCTACAGAGCAAGGCTCGATCTCTTGGAAGAAATTAAAAAAGCAGATGAGGAGCAAAATGAGCAAATAGAGGAAAGCGTCGAAAGACAGAAAAAAGCCCTCTCTGGATTCGCAGGTGTTTTTTCTAATATGGGAGATTCTGTATTTGCAAGCGCAGCGAAAACTGTAGCTGCTATGAAGCTGCTAGGGATGGAAGTTCCAAATATTTTTGGAAAAGCAAGAGAGGCTTTTACTGTTCTAGATGACGCTCGAAGAGAATTAATACCATTCTCAAAAACTATAGCAGATGCAAATGACCTTCAAAACCAATTGGCTGCAAGATTTGAAAAAAGTCGAATACCCATAACAGACTTGGGACAAGCAGCACAAAATGCAGCAGGAGACTTTAGTTTATTTGCTACAGAGTCTGCAACAGTACAATCAGAAATAGCGACATTTACAGCGCAATTGGGTCTTTTGGGCGTTCAAGGTGGCGGCTCAATGATAGAGTCAATAATCGCTGATACGGGCGTCGAGGGTGCAAAAAACGCTATTGGTGTACTGAAAGGTCTTACAGTTCAAATGAAAGAGTTGGGAGTAACGCCAGTTAAATTTTTCAATGATTTTCAAAAATTGATCCCACAGTTTGCAATGTTTGGAGAAGCCGCTGCCATGAATATAGCAAAGGTTTCTTATATGGCACAAAAAATGAAAGTCGATGTCGGAACAATTACTGGTTTTGCAGATAATTTCAAGGGCTACACGGGAGCCGCAAGAGCCGCACAGAGAATTAATGCCGTTTTTGGCATGAACATTATTGATAATCCGGCTGAACTAGTTCGAACATTTTATACCACAGGTCCTTCCGGCGTGGCGATGTTAGTAAAGCAAAAAATATTAGAGAGCGGAATTGACATTGAGGCAATGCTAGCAGGACCAGCAGGAGCAGCGAAACTAGGGGCACTCAGCCCAATACTCGGCGATCCTCAAGGCGCAGGAAGGTTCTTGAGGGCAGAGATCGGCGCTGAAGATCTAGCTGACATAGGATTAGGCGCATCTGCTAAAGATTTTGATAAAAATATTGCAGGAATAATCCCCCAGTCAAAACAAATAGAGGCATTGGCTGAAAATATGGCAGTGACACTCTTAAAAAAACTGGGGATAGGTCTTGGTGAGACAGGCGTCGTCATGGATGCGCTGTTAAAAGATCTCTCGATGCAATTTGCAGAAGCGTCATCGACAGCAATGGAAGGCAAAGCTTTTGAGGGGGTGAAAAAAACAATTGCCGAGAAAGTTAAAGATATCTTTGGAGTAACGCTTGGCGAAACTGTGCAAACCACACCCCCTCCGGGCGGCAAAGGCACCACTTCAGCCCTAACAGAAGCAGCAGCCCAAAGCGCCGAAGCTTCCAAGTCTTTAAAAATATCGGCAGATAAACTTGCAAAGTCGGTAGAAATCCTTGAGAAGACGATGAGAGACACACGATCACCGGGAGAGATAACCAGAGGTACCGCACCATTTGGTCAACCCGGATTCGGAGAAAATCCGGAGTTTAGGCTGGTTCTAGACCCATCAGGAAGAAAAGGCTTGGTCAAGATAATCACCGATGCAGCTATGGGAAAATCTTTATAGCAATAGGAGCAGCACAGTATGGCGTTTAAACCAGATATTATTTCAGAACTCCCAAAGCCGTTTCAAGCACCAGCTGGTGATTTGTTCGAGGCTGGAAGAGATTATGTAGAAGAAAAACTTAAAAAAGCATTGGGTGTCGGCAAGCCAGATGTTTTCGGAGGACAATCTCTTCCTACTTCATATGTGGATCCGAGCTTTCTGGCTACCAGCAAAGAACAGCTCCTTTACATCCAACACATAGCCAGCAAAAAAACTATCGGTCTTTTTGCCATGCTAACTTCCCTAAGCCACAATTATAACATTGGCTGGAATCCGGAGCAAGTTTACGGTCGACCCGATCCCATACCGGGCTACACAAACACGGTTAAAACGATGCGAGTAGGCTTTAATCTTGTATCTGCGAACTTGGATGAGGCGAGATATAACTACTCTAAAACCATTGGAAGGGGAGGTCTAGAGAGGGTTAGTTTTTCAAACATGTTTTACCCCACTTATAAAGAAATTAACGGCTATAAGACAATTGCATCCCCTCCCATCGTGGCGATAAAACATGTTCAATTAATACAAAGCTATGGAGATGTTGTCGATGGTGGGTATTTGGTTGGATATATCGGCGGAGCAAACATTGTACCAAAATTTGATGATGGAGCTTACGAGGATTTTGAAAATGGAAATTTCCTATATCCAAAGGTGATAGAAATTGGATTCGACTTTACAGTTCTCCATGATTATGATCTGGGGTGGAAGGCATCAACGGGGTTTTTGGCAGAGTTGTTTCCGGAAATTGGTAGCGGGGAGGATCTTGGCAGAATTATTGGTGGCAGAAGCTTTGGCGGAGCATCAGGCGCAGCTTTAGGATCTATCTTGGGAGGCACGACTGACGATGCAGTTAATACTGCTTTTTACCAAGATGAAGAGAATGTCCCCGGCGACGGTGTTGCACCGGGAGACCCACGGTCCACAGGGGTTTTGCCAATATTGGGGCAGGCAACACTTACAGGTATGTTCGGGAAGAAATAAAGCTAATATAAGGGTTTGAATTCATGAGTTTGAGATATGAAAATGTAGATGTGTTTATTAATAAAAGCAAGCTGTACTCCTCTACCTTTAGGGACCGAGGCGTTTCTCAAGTTAGGCAATATGGCACAAGAAATTTGAAATTTCCATCGGTTGAGCAGATGACTGAATTGAACATAATAGCGCATACTTGGAAATACGGAGACAGATATCATAGGTTGGCAGATGACCACTATGGCGACTCAAAATTGTGGTGGGTAATTGCTTTTTTTAATCAGAAGCCCACCGAGTCAAATTTAGAATTCGGATCCATAGTTTATATTCCGCATCCACTAGAAACAATAATAAATATGTACGGAGCATAAAATGAGTTCGAAATCGAAACCATCCAACAAATACTCAGATCAGAGCGTACTTATGGCTTGTCTGCCATTTATTTTATTAAGTTCAAAATATCATTTTGAACATCCTCCAAAATTTTACATAAGATCAGATAACACTGAGCACTCAACAGCCCCACCAGCGCGACTTGATATGCCAAGTGAAAAAGATTTGCGGAGCATTCTAAAGGTAAACAACATTGATTTGGCATCGGTGGTTCCCAAGATAGAATTTTATAAAATTTACAGGACTGACTCCGGGGTGAAGGAGGTCTACATACCATATGCTTATGACGCTAGAAAGTATGCCGAAAATATATATGGCAACAAAGAACAAAGAGGAGACGATGTTGGAATCAAGGGCGTATCTTTTGTGTACGATGAGCAAAACCCTGCCGTAGCTGAAACTTTGTTGGGATGTACGATTGATTTTGTATTTGCAAATGCAGAAGCTTTAGTTACAAAGCGAAACGCCGGATTCAGGTTCGCCGATCTTTTTTCTTTCCCAAATACAAAATCGAGCGAGATAGTAGACAAAGGCAAATATGACATAGTGTTACGAGTGGGCTACCAATTGGATGGGGTAACTGATGTATTATCTGCTGACATTAGTGATGCATTAAAAAAACAAGATAGACTCATAGAGCTTACAATGACTGATTATGATTTAACTTTTAGTCCAAATGGAATGTTAAATGTTTCTGTGCAATACAGGAGTGCCAATATTAACTTTTTTTCTGCGAAAAAAAATGAAATCTTTGGCGCAAAAGCTTTAACTAAAATTAAGCCTCTCCCCGTTGCAGACACGAAGGCTAAACAATCCGAACCACCAGAGGACCCTAGCGACCTTACGCTGGATGAAATTCTGGACCCAACTGAGGAAGCACCCGAGGACAGCAAGCCAGCTGTTGATCTTCAGGCTCTATATTCTCGCTTGCAAACCTACATGGCTGAAAATTGTATGATACAAAAAATGGACGCAAGCCTCGCGGACCTAGTAGCAGAGGGGCAATATTATTTTAGCACAAATCCTTGCAAGGCAAGCGGTCAACAGAATAATCTAAAGGAGGAATTGTCTGGTCAAATGATCCAAGCCGGGTCCCCTTCCTCTGAAGTAGAAGAAATGTTGCAGAGGTTTACAAAAAATGATTATGAGGGCAAAAGAACAATCACCTATTTTTATTTTGGCGATTTAATAGATGCATTGTTGGCTACTAATCCAGAGTTGGTAGAAGAAATGAAAAAAAGAAAGTTTTTTATTTTACTTGATAATGTGGGCTACCAGTTTATTAAGGGAAAGCCAATATCTGTTTTCAATGTCGCAAAATTACCAATAGCCCAGTCTGTTTTCAATGAATGGTTTTCTAAGAGTATAATGGGGCAAGAAAAAAAAATTGTTTCCTTGATGAGCTTTATGAAGGTATATATAATGAATTTTGCTCTAGGACTTTTGAGGGTTCGAACACAAGACCAAATAGGGTCGGATTATACACCTAACCTAGTTAGAAGACTAATCAGTCTTCCATATCGCATCCCCACCCACGAGATTGCGCTCCACAACGGCAGGAGCACCGCCATCGGAGGGAAAACTAAATTATCTCCTGTTAAGGGAAGGTCTTTTTATGCTAAAAATGTAGGATCCTCCTATCATGAATATTATACAATTTATGATGAAACCTACTACAACGACCAATTGTCAGAGCGCATGACTAATATAGGTGATGCTGATAGATATTTTTTTAATTTGGTTGAAGGAATTCCTCATTTTTATATTGGTGCAGATAAGGGTCTGCTTAAAGAGTTTAGCTTTCAAAAATCTTCACTAGGGGAAGAAATATCTGTCATAAGAAATCTGGAGCCGGGAAACCCATATCAAGAATTATGGACCATATTCGACATCAGCGCAACTTTTATTGGCAATAACTTGATGACAGTTGGCAAAAACATTTATATGGATCCGTCTATAACAGGTCTTGGCTCTCCTCTTAAAAAAGGCACCGTTGCGAATATCATGGGCTTGGGAGGATATTACATGGTTACGAGAGTTGAACACAATTATTACCCGACATGGACAACAAGTATTACGGGGATGTGCATAGTTCCAGCTAGCCAAAAAGCTTCTCACAGCTCTAAAGGCGCAGTATTTACATATTTTTAGGAGCAATTAGATGGCAGAAATTAAATATGAGGGAATAGAGATTAAAAATAGCCTCGGCGCAGGGGCAAAAAATGTTTTTGACATTAGAAAGACTTATGATGAGGTCTTTCCCGCAATTGTTGGCACTTACGATTTTAATCAGCAAGACAATTTGTTTTACGGAAGAGTAGATCTTGATGGAGATATAGTTCATGCAAACGAATATTACTTGAAGGAAGTCGCCACCCCTAGAGATGAAGAGGTTTTATGCATGAACTTTGTAGCCGATGCATACGAAGACTTCAGGTATGCTGTAAAGACGCAATACTTTAATAGGCTTAAGCCAGATGATTTCTTAACTACAGAATGGGAAGCAGAAAAAGGATGGGAATCTCCTCATAGCTTTTATGATAATAAGATGAGCGATATAAATCAAGTTTTCGTGAAGGGCAATTTGTTTTTCAAAAATAACAAGGACCTAATAAAGAATATAGATGATTTTTTAAAAATATTTTTCAATGATTTCTATCATAGCGCAAATGGTGTGATGCCGCTAACAAAAAGTGGAGTGTTGTCTTCAAAATTTTACAACCCTTCCAGCACTGGGATGTGTATTGAGATATCAAAAGCCAGCACATCACTAGAATCTGTTAAATTTAACACATTTATAAAGAGCCCAAATTTTGAATTTTATTTGTTAACTGCTGCCAAACATGGATTCATTGTAGATAAAAATGCTCCATGGAGATTGATAGCCAATCTTAATTCTCCACAAATGCACAAATACATGGCTCTATATAATTTAGACAATAGTAATGTTTTTGAAACTTGTTTTGTTAAAACACATATCTATGACATAGAAAATTTAAAAATTTATATGAGGCAAATGTATAACTACTTTCTGTCTATTTCTCCAGTCTATATGGAAAAGCAAGCCGTATACGATAATCAAAAATGTCCTGCCGATCAGCAATTGGATAAAGTGGTTGTGCAAAGAGAGCCTCTCGATGTGGACTATTACAATTTAAAATATGGTGATATTTTTTGGCTCAAATTATATTACAGATTGAAATTATTTGAAAAAAAAATACAGCAATCGACTAGTCTTTTGTCTAGGGAGGTGGCAAAGATAGAACAAATTTATAATTCTCTTGACTTTGAACAAACTTTAGATTATATTAATAAAAGAATTAAATCACAAGCTAGTTGAGTTAAATTTGTTATTTCAAGCTTTAGATGATAAAGAATACTGCGTCGGCATTTACCTAGATGGCAAGATGGTGTACGACCATATTCCGTCTAATTTGACCAAAACTTGGTCATATTCATCATTTTTGGAAGATAAAGAGGTAGAATTTGCCGAGATCTACGCCAAAGGTAAGAACTTAACAGAGATCTGCCCACCGCAGCACAAAGAAGAGTTAGCTTTGGCTTGGAAGAAGATGTCGGCATTCTACAAGTCTTTTACGATTGCCAAAATAGACCTAAACCAAAACTGTTTCTTCGACCTCCTACCAGAGCAATTCGTTAAAGATTTTTGCGAGGTTAAAAACAAGATCACGCAGCATGTCTTTGATAACTACCAAAGACCCGACAACTATGAACTACAACAGAAAATCGTATCTATCACCGCAGAAATATCCAATCAAAAACTAAATGTAGACCTAGATCCACTCAAGGAATCTTTCGAGAATCCAAGAACAAGGGAGTTCTTTAAAAGATTTAAAGCAGCCACCCCATATGTAAACTACAATCCATATGGTACCAAGACGGGCAGGCTCACAACCAGAAAGAATTCATTTCCCATACTCACTATGGACAAAAGGTTTCGCAAGGTCCTCCAGCCAAACAACGATATGTTTGTGGAGTTGGATTATAATGCGGCCGAACTAAGGGTTCTAATCGGGCTGCTTGGTATGCCTCAACCAGATGAAGATATTCATGACTGGAACATTAAGAATCTCTACGAGGGAAGTGTCGGTAGAGAGCAGGCAAAGAAGAATATCTTTTCATGGCTTTATAATCCTAATTCCAAGGACAAAGCCTTAGACAAGCACTATGACAGAAAGAAGGTCATGAATAAATATTGGGACGGTAAGTGCGTAAAAAACTACTACAAAAGAGAAATAGAAAGCGATGAGTATCACTCGCTGAACTATATCATTCAAAGCACATGTAGCGACTTAATTATGAACAGGGCTTTTTTGATCAAGGAGAGGTTGCGAGATCTAAAATCAAACATAGCATTTATTATTCATGATAGTGTTGTTTTAGATCTTGACAAAGGGGACTTAAGTATGATAAACCATATGGTCAAGGAGTTTTCAAACACTCCTTTTGGCACATTTAAAGTTAATGTGTCGGCAGGAAAGAACTTTGGAGAGATGAAAGAATTATGTATACAATAGTGGGACTAGGCTCGGTCGGGCACAACATCGTAAATAAGTTTTTACAGTACCCTCAATACAACGGGTATACAATTGACTGCGAACTGCCAGAGGAGATCGGCAACTCTAGGTTTATTGAACTACCAGAGTGTGACCACCCCGAGGAGTACGAAAAGAGTGTACCAGATTTATCCAAAAGATTCAATAACATAGAAGGTGAATCGCTCTTCGTTGTTTCGGGCGCGTCAATTATTTCTGGCGCGGCACTAAGAGTTCTGGAATATCTCCACAAGAAATCCAAGATAAACATTCTCTACATTAGACCAGACATGAGTTCTTTATCCGAACTGAGGACTCTCCAAGAAAAGGCATGCTTTAATGTGCTGCAAGAATATACAAGATCTGGTGTTTTTGAAAATATGTATATTGCCGATAATGCTTTGTTGGACAAAATTGTTGATGGTGCTCCGATTATGGGGTATCATGGCTTTTTAAACGAGGTGCTCGTGTCGACAATCCATATGGTTAATGTGTTTAAGAATCAAAAGAAAATCATTGGAACTTTCTCTAAACCGAACGAAACTTCCAGATTAGCGACCTTTGGCATTCTAAACCCAGACACAGGAGAAGAGAATCCGTTTTTTGATCTAGATAACTTGAAAGAAAAGTTATATTACTACGCAATCCCTGAAGAACAGTTGAAGACAGATAAGAAACTATTAAATAGTATCAAAGAGCAAATCTTAGAAAAACCACAAATGGAAGATGTAAACATATCCTATGGCGTCTTTCCTACCAATTACGAGCAGAAATATGCTTATTTCGTTGCGAGAAGTAATCACACACAATAATAAAAAAAAGTGTTGACAAGTAATAAACCGTGTTATAGAATACACACATAACTTTTAATAAAGGAGAACTAATGGCGATTGATCTTAAGAAAATGAAAGCAAAAATGGCTGCTGCTCAAAACAACGGAAAAGGCGGCAAGTCTGATTTTTGGAAACTAACAGAAGGAGAGCACACAGTTCGTATTCTGCCATCTGAGGATGGGGACCCCTTCAAGGAGTACCACTTCCACTATAATGTTGGCAAGCAAAACGGCTTCCTTTGCCCGAAGCGCAACTTCGGTGATGACTGCCCAGTGTGTAACTTTGCTACAAAACTGTTTAATCAGGGAGATACAGAAAGCATTGACATGGCAAAGAAGATGTTTGCGCGACAACGCTTCTTCTCCCCGGTTATGGTACGCGGAGAAGAAAAAGCAGGGGTACGAGTGTGGGGATACAGCAAAACTGTTTACCAAGAGCTTTTGAGTCTTGTTCTGAACCCTGACTTTGGTGACATTACAGATGCCGAAGAAGGTGTTGATCTTATGCTTAAGTATGCTAAAGATCCGGGGATGCTCTACCCAAAAACCTCTTTGACACCCCGCCGTAAGTCGTCACCTCTTTGTGAAGATGAAGATGCAGATTGTCAAGAGTTAATTAGCAATGTTCCTGATTTTGACACTCTGTTTGAGCGCAAAACCACTGAGGAAGTTGCTAGTATCTTGGACGAAGCAATGAATTCTGATTTGGATGCGGAAGCAAATTCTGAAGAAACTAGTAAGTACAAGAAGCCCTCTAACGATGTTCAGGCTGCTCTTAACGAGTTGTTGTAACCATGGGGGGCTCACGCCCCCCTTCTTTTTAAGGAGACATTATGGCTAAAGCAGCCGGCAAATTGTCTATGGCTGATATGCGTAAGTTAATCAACAAACGCGCAGGGATGACCGTAGCACACAACCTCAACGAAGAGAATCCAACTGAGGTTAATGATTGGATTCCAACAGGGTCTAGGTGGCTAGATTCTATTATATGCAAAGGAAAGTTAGCTGGTATCCCGGTTGGCAAAGTAACGGAGATCGCAGGTCTTGAAGCAACAGGCAAGTCATATATGGCAGCGCAAGTCGCAGCAAACGCACAGAAAAAAGGAATTGATGTTATCTATTTCGACTCTGAGTCAGCTATTGACCCTGCGTTTTTGGAAAAGGCAGGATGCGATGTTGGCACTTTATTATATGTTCAAGCTCAGTCTGTTGAGTTTGTGCTTGAAACTATCGAGGACCTTTTGGCTAACAATGAAAATCGTATGCTTTTCATTTGGGATTCTCTTGCTCTTACACCTGCTATTTCCGATGTGGAAGGAGACTTTAATCCACAGTCTTCCATGGCAGTAAAGGCAAGGATCTTGGCTAAGGGTATGTCCAAGTTGACTGTGCCGATTGCTAACAGCCAATCAACATTCTTGGTGCTCAATCAACTGAAGAGCAACATCACCAGAAGCCCAAGCGAGGCGATGACTACCCCCTATGTCACCCCCGGCGGTAAAGCTATGATCTACGCATATTCTTTGCGTGTCTGGCTTACGGGTAGAAAGGCTAAGGCATCATTCATTACTGACGACAGCGGTTTCCGTATTGGGTCTGAGGTCAAGGTCAAGTTGGAGAAGAGCAGGTTCGGAACACAAGGTCGGCAATGTAACTTCAAGATTCTATGGGGTACCGACGACATCGGCGTCCAAGATGATCAAAGTTTGTTCGAGGCTATCAAGGGCTCAAACTACATGAGTAGTGCTGGTGCTTGGTATTCCTTGGAGATGGGCGACGGTAAAGTTGTGAAGTTCCAGCCATCCAAGTGGGATGAGAAGATGACTGACCCAGTGTTTAAACAGCGTGTCTACGATGTTATGGACGAAGAAGTCATTCAGAAGTTCGACAAGCGTCTAGGCAAAGCCGAAGACTTTTACGAAGAAAAAGATGAATAAATGAACATAGTCTTCGTCTAATAAAGGAACGGAGGTTTTAATCATGAAAAGAATCATCACCCTATCTTTATTTCTCGCACTCCTGTCAGGATGTGCCTTTGCCCACCCCACTACTAAATCTCACAACCCGCACTATGAGTACGAAGAGTATCACATCGTATACCCCTCGTACTATGTTGTCTATGAATACTATGACCACTACTGGCATACCCATAACAACGATTACCACAGTCACTTCTATAAGTACAAGGGGCATAGCCACTTCAAAAAGAAGTATAAGAAGAAGTACAAGAAGAAGTATTACAAAAAGAAGTACAAGAAGAAAAAGTACAAAAAGTACAAGAAGTACAAAAAGAAAAAATATTCCCGCCATCATTAAAATCACTTGACTCTTTCAAATCATTCTGCTATAGTTGTTCTGTTGAAATTAAAAAGGAGTTGATGCATGTTTACATACCTTATCTTTAGTTTGCTCGTTGGAACGACGCCGATCTCACAAGAGGCTGGCATTATCAAAGGGTACCCAAAATATGAAAAGAGGCACCTCTACAGGGCCAAAGGCTATGACCCATACATCTACATGGGCACTTACCCTTTTAAGGGAGTTGCCTGAATTAATCGAGCTTTTATTGTCTAAAGCCTCTATGTATACTGAGGAGTACCCATATGGAAGACTTAAAAGGCATGCTGCAACACAGAGCAGAACTAATCGAAGAAGCTTTATATTTTGTAAACGCTTTGGAGAATGAAGACTATGCCTGTGATGATGACAAACAAAAGCTCGAAAAAGAACTGGAAGAAATTTTAAAAGAACTTAACATCGAGCTTAATAATGACGAGTAAAAAAAGAGTATTACTTATTGACGCACTTAATCTTTTTATGAGAAACTATATTGTAGACCCCAGCTTGTCTACAAATGGTCAGCCCATCGGAGGCGCTAAAGGATTCATCAAATCACTACAATCTGTTTGCAGAACAATCAACCCAGACCTTATCTTCGTTGCGTGGGACGGTGGCTCCCAAAAGCGCAAGTCTATTGATAAGAACTACAAGGCAGGTCGCAAACCTGTTCGTCTTAACAGAGACATACACAATATGACTGCTGGCGAACAGGAGAACAATAAGAATTGGCAACAGCAGAGACTTATTGAATATCTAAACGAGATGCCAATCATGCAGTCCTATGTTGAGA